GACTACACCCGCTGTTAAGGTGGTAGAAGAGTCTGTTGACGCTGTAAAAACCAAGTTTAAGCTTGGTTGGGTTAAGGCGTTGGCTATTGGTTTGGTGGCATTGTTTTTGCTACCGATTGCAATTGGCGGGTTGCGTGTTGCGGGAACAGGCATTGTAAAATATTACAAAATGTTTATTGTTCCCAGCAGGGTGATTCCTGACATTATCCCGGACTTTTCAAAGCGCAAAGACCGTGGGATTAACTGGAAGTTCCTGAACGAGGATTCGGAAACAACTAAATGGATTCAGGGCAACATTCCTGGCGACGTCACGAGCGCAGAGGTTGTCAAGGTTGGCGACTGCTTTTTTAGGGCGGCGAACGAGATTCATGAAGGGCGGACTACGACACCTAACCGATCTCTTACGTTTTTGAAAAAGGAGTTGTTAAAGAACGCGGACGAGAGGTGGGAAGATTTCTTGCGAGGTCTTACGACGAACGTTGCTTACGAAGATGTTAAAACAATGGACAACATCGCGTCTTTATATGAAGACATTGGCAACGCATTGATTCAGGCAAGCAAAAAGGTTAAATCTGATGACGGAACAGTTGTTCAGTAAAGACAATGGGTTACTCCCTCTTGATTCGGACGGCAAGTTAGCGCAATCCAGGGCGATTGAGTCCGCTGTTCCGATTCAGTATTTGTGGGACAATCCTGGTGTTCAGCCCATTGTTGCGGACGATTCGGAGTTTCAGGCGTGGGTCGATAGTCGCATTGAATTTTTTGACTCTCTTAAAAACCGTGGTCTTTGTTTTTATCCCTGGTTTATTGACCAGCAGTTACCTGATAAGTGGCGGCGGTCTAACATTGTTATATGGAATCAGGGTTCGTTTCCTTCTTGTGGTTCAACGGCTACGGCCCACGCTTTGGAATATTGCGCGCTACTTGAAATTGCGGGTGGAACAACGATTGAATATACGGCGTTTAACCCGATGTATTCGCATTACGGCGCAACAGGTGGATGGACAAACCAGGGCGTTACAATGCTTCAGTCCGGCTCGTTGTTGAATGAGGTTGGCGCGTGGTCGGTTGAAGATGTTGGCACGAAAAATCAGCGTGTTCCGTCTGACTACCAGGCGCGAGTTCCGGACGCCAACAAGTTTCGGGCCGCAATCGTTTATATCAAAGACAATAGTCCGGACGGCTGGTTCAGGCTATCGCGTGCGTGTTTGTCGGTAGCGTTTGGTTCGGCCCAGTTTTACAACGGGACGTCAAAGGACAAGAACGGGTTAAGTGTTGGATCACGAGTAACGACAGGCGCGCACGCGGAATGTGTTGGTGGTTGCCACGTTATTTTTGGTGGTGAAGAGTACATTTACATTCAAAATTCGCACGGCAATCTTTACGACACAGACTTTACGGGTAAGCCGCAATCGGGGTATTGGGTAACGAAACGTGAATGCGAGCTGTTTTGCGAGACTGCGGAACGGTACGGAAACCCGTTTGTTCCGATACAGCATACTTGGAAGCAGGATGACGCGAGTTTTGCGAGTGAATTGGATTTACATAAAAGAGGGTAGAAGTAACGGAGTTGTGTATGAAAGAAGTTATCAGCAAAACAATTGACGCCCACGAATGGGGCGCGATTATTCTGTTGCTTGTTATACTTTGTTTTTACATTAAGATAATGGTATCTTCTAATGCGAAACGTGAGGAGAATCTTGTAAACGCATTATTAAAGATGTCTGATACCATTCCTGCGTTGACGCAGAGCGTAAACAAGTTGCAAGTTTGGCTAGAAACAAATCTTGGCGCGGTAGCAGAAAAGGTTTCTCATTTGTCAGTTGCACAGAATGAGACGTTGGTTATTGTTGAAGATCACGAATATCGTATAACCGGTCTTGAAGAGAGAGTGCCACCGCCGACAGACAGAAAGTTCGCATATACAAATGGCGAAAGCGACGACGACAACGAAAAAGAAAAAGAAGGAGACACCGAAGAAGGAAGTTCTGCATGAGGGGAACTTTTATAGTACTCCGGAAGAGCTTGCAAACATTTTGATGGACAACGGGATTGAAGTTGACCATACAATGATAAAGCGTGCAGGTGTTGAAGGTAACATAATGACAGACGATGGCAAGGTTGGTTTATATGAGTTAATTTGTTATTTGGCATTGACCGTGAAATGAAGGCTGTTTACGAAGATATTCATTTAAAGCCGGCAGAATTTTTGAAAGAGGTTAACAGTTGTGGGTACACATACGACTTGACCATGCGGAGATTGCGTAGTCATATCAGGAAGGCCGGCACAAAAATATCTAAAAAGACCGGACACGTTAGCGCGTTTAAATATTTGTGTTGGCTGTTAGACGAATATTCAGATTACGAAACGAAGGCGGCACAATATCAGCGGCACGTAGACAGGGTTAAGGCGAGGGCAGACGCGGCCCAGCGTGCGGCGTCAGAAATTGGCGAGTTGCCGCCGGTTGTCAACAAGAGACGCAAGAGGGTGTGTCGGTTAGATTTAGGCAGGTTTTGTAAAGAGTATTTTCCGGACGTATTTACTTTACCGTGGTCTGATGACCACCTGAAAGTCATTCACAAAATTGAGCAGGCAGTCTTAACCGGTGGGCTATTTGCCCTGGCAATGCCGCGTGGTACTGGCAAAACTGTTATTACTAAAACGGCGGTAGTTTGGGCGGCGTTATATGGGCACAGCCTGTTTTCGTGTTATATCGCAGGTTCAAGTGAAAAGGCGAAAGACGGACTGGACGGGATAAAAACCTGGATTGAAACCAATCCGTTGTTAAGCGAAGATTTTCCGGAAGTATGCTACCCTGTCAAGAAGTTGGAACGAATCGCTACTAGGCAACGTGCGCAACGTTATTTAGGTGAATTTACACGAATTGACTGGACTAGTGACCATTTGGTTTTTCCGACGATTGAGGGTAGCGTTTCTTCCGGGTGTGTGATTACATCTTCCGGCATGAAGGGGTCAGAGATTCGGGGCCAACAGTTTACGACTGTTGACGGGCGTGTGTTGAGGCCACGGCTAGCGTTGGTTGACGACCCCCAAACTACCGATAGTGCGTGGAGTAATTCACAATGCGAGCGTAGGTTCCAGGTTGTTACCGGCGACATATTGGGCATGGCAGGGCCTGGACAAAAGATTTCCGGCTTGATAACTTGTACGGTTATTCGGTCAGGCGATTTGGCCGATATGCTTTTAGACCGTGAAAAGAACCCTGACTGGAAGGGTGAACGATGTAAGTTAATGTATGCGTTTCCGAAAAACGAAAAACTTTGGGATGAATACAATCGTATACGAGTAGCAGACCTACGCAATGACGGAACAGGGAAACAGGCGACAGAGTTTTATATTAAGAATCGTAAAGCAATGGACGAAGGCGCGGTTCCGGCGTGGAAAGACCGTTACAACGAGGATGAAGCGTCTGCCATTCAGCACGCAATGAATTTAAGGTTTCGCAACGAGGCGGCCTTTTTTGCGGAATATCAAAATGAGCCGGCACAGGAAGACACGGAAAATGATTCGCTAACCGAATCCGAAATTATGGACAAGGTGAACGGAACACCACGCGGTGTTGTTCCTGAACATTGTCATTTTCTCACGTGTTTTATTGACATTCAGAAAGACGCGTTTTTCTGGATGGTGTGTGCGTGGGAAGAAGATTTTACTGGATATATTATTGATTACGGTTGTTTTCCCGAACAGAAGCGTACAAGATTTACGTTGAGAACGTTGTCGCCAACGCTGTCGGAAAGGTATCCTGGGACAGGGTTAGAAGGCTGGCTTTACGCAGGTCTTGAAGAGCTTACGAAAGAGCTTTTAACTAGGACGTTTCCTGGGGTTATTAGGGGTTCCGAATACAAAATATCGCAGTTGATTATTGACGCCAACTGGGGCGAATCAACGGATGTTGTTTATCAGTTTTGCAGGCAATCTAAACTGGCACAGCTGATGATACCTTCGCACGGTAAATATATTGGTGCAGGTTCAATTCCGTTTTCGGAATACCGTAAGACGAAGGGGGACGTATTTGGGTTTCATTATTTGATACCAAGTTTGCGTGGAAAGCGTGCGATTAGGCACGTGTTAATTGACACAAATTATTGGAAGAGTTTTGTTCATGCGCGTCTTGCGGCTCCAATGGGTGATAAGGGGTGTTTATCGCTGTTTGGGCATGACCCGACCGAACACATAATGTTGGCCGACCAGCTGTCATCTGAATATTTTGTGCCTGTAACTGCGAAAGAAAGGACGGTAAACGAGTGGAAGTTACGGCCTGGTAAACGGGATAACCATTGGTTGGACTGTCTGGTTGGATGTGCGGTTGGCGCGTCAATGTTAGGGTCGCGTATGAAAGTTGTTGTTGACCCTCGCGCATTTTCAATGCCTCGAAAGGCGGTTCGTTTTTCCGAGTTACAACAGGCGCGCCGTGAAGAGGTTGCGTCTGAACGTGGTGGTGCTGTACGTTTTTCTGACCTGCAAAAGCGGGTTAATCAAACAATTTAAGAGAAAGGAAGTTTATTATGGCTTTTGCTGTTACAGCTTCGGCTTATTCCGGTAGTGCAGTTCTTGTTGCCTGGGCAGGTGGAAATGCTGAATCCGAGGTAACTGTTTATCGGTCTGCAAGTGTTGTTGCCGATCCTAGCGCGGCAACGTGGACTGACGACCAGAAAGTTGGGACTGTTACCAGTTCAGGTGCTGGTGCAGGTTCCATTATTGATTCAACTAGTGCAACCGGCACGTATTATTATGCGTACGATGAAGAAGCTGGCGAGTGGGCAGGAACAAGTTCTGGCGTTACATTTCCGTCAAATAGGCTTGACGGAACATATAGTCGCGTTGACTTGAATAAGGTTGACCTGTGGCAGGTGTTCGTTGACGCACAAAACAGTTCTGCTGGTCGTGCGGCGATTAAACCGTTTCCGTTGAAAAACGGTAAACATGTGACGTTGATTGCGGTTTGTAGTGATGAAGTTTGTACAGATGCGCAACTTGGAACGCTGTTTTCTGGGGTGCCTGGTTATCAGATTATTGCGAGCGGTCAAGCGATTGTTGTTGAAGGCAAGACTCCTTCGATGTCAGGTTCGGTTCAGATTAAGTACGCTTAATTTTTGTTCTAGCTGAAAGGAGAAATTGGCATGACGGATGATGAGGTTCGTGCGTTGATTCAGTCGTTGCTCAACTCTCCTAAATCTGTTGAGGGCGACGAAGGAAGGGTTGAAATGCGGTCAATGTCAGAGTTGATCGAGGCCCTTAAATACTTGCGTCAGCAGGGACAGAAACCCGGCGACAATTTAAACGCGCTGTTTAAAAAGATTGTTCCTGATGGGAGTATTGACTAATGCAATGGACAGATAACGCGAAAGCGGTAAACGTAAGTGTCGGTAAGGCAGTTCCGGCTTTGCCCTCTGGTCGGGCTGTTTTGCCGACGCGCTTTTCCGATATGCCTAGCAATCGGATACAGGCGCGTTATGATTCCGCGCAAACCACCTCTGAAAACAGGCGTCATTGGCGACTTGCCGACTCGTTTTCTGCGGACGCGGCGGCTAATCCACAGGTTCGTAAGATTATTCGTGAACGGGCAAGATACGAGATTGCTAACAACACGTATGCGAAGGGGTTAATTCTAACTGTTGCGTCGGACGTTGTCGGAACGTGTCCTCGTATTCAGCTGTTGAACGCGCCTTCTACCAGGTGGGAAAACAAGATTGAAACATTGTTTACCGAATGGATGGAAGAGACCTGTTTGGCGGAACGGTTAGCGACAATGACCCAAGCGAAACTTGGCGACGGCGAAACCTTTGGGCTGTTGGTAAACAATCCTAAGCTTGTCGGCGACGTTAAGTTTGAACTTGTTCCGATTGAATGTGAACGTGTATGTTCAAGTAACAACATGATTTCACGTCCGGATTGTATTGACGGTGTTATAATTGATTCTATTGGAAACCCGATTGCATACGAGTATCTTGAAGAACATCCGGGCGACATATATAATCGCACGTTTGTAAATACTTGGAAGAAGGTTGACGCACGATGGATGGTACATTGGTTCCGTAAAGACCGGCCTGAACAACATCGTGGCGTATCGGAAATATCTTCGGCGTTACCGCTGTTTGCACAGTTGCGCAGATATACGTTGGCAACGTTGGCGGCGGCTGAAACCGCGGCAGATTATGCGGCTATTTTATATACGGATAATCCTGCGGCACAAACAGCGGTCGAGGGTGTTCCGTTTGATATGGTTGACATTAACAAGCGGATGATGACCGTTCTTCCAGACGGATGGAAGATGGGACAGTTTAGCCCTGAGCAACCTGTAACCACGTATTCGGAATTTAAACGTGAAATTCTTGGCGAGATTGCAAGATGTTTGCAAGTTCCGATTAACGTTATTTCCGGCGATTCTTCACAACATAATTATGCAAGCGGCAGACTTGACCATCAAACGTATCATCGTGCGATACGTGTAACGCAAGCGTCAATGTCACGAACAATTTTGAATAAACTGTTTGTCGAGTGGTTGAAAGAGTTTTCGCTTGCAAACGGTTATTCGTCAAACAAATTTGCGGATTGCCGGGCAACATGGATGTTCGACGGGTTTGAACACGTTGACCCCAAAAAGGAAGCGGATGCCCAGGCAATCCGTATTGCCAACATGACTACCAGTTACGCAACCGAATATGCAAAACAGGGGCGCGATTGGGAAATTGAGTTTAAGCAGATTGCAAAGGAACAGGAGATGATTAAGTCGCTTGGCATTGCGGTTGTTGAACCTAAGGTTTCAAAAGGAGATGACGATGAATGACAACTTTTTTCTGACAGGCAAACTTGAACTTTCAGAGTCTGTTGTTGAAGGCAAAGAATCTGGTGTCCCGAAGTTCAAGATTGTTGCATATACAGGTGTTCCGCTTAATGTGCGCTTTTTTGAGTGTCCTTTGGTTGTGGACGTTGCAGGAATGGAGATTGCGCAACATATCCCCGTTCGGCTTGACCATTACGAGGAACATAGAATTGGGCATACAACGGACATTATCAAAGGTGAGGACGGGACAATTGTTGCTAACGGAATTATTTCTCATGACAACCAGTTTTCTAAAACTGTTGCGAGTTCCGGTAAACTTGGTTTCCCGTGGCAAGCGTCAATTGGCGCGATTGTAACGGAACGAGAACACATCCCTGAAGGCAAGTCGGTAGACGTGAACGGTAAAACATTTACCGGGCCGTTAGTTGTTGCGCGTAAAAGCGAGTTAAAAGAAATCAGTTTCGTTGATTACGGGGCTGATCCAAACACATCGGCTATTGTAGCCAAGAAGGAGTTTAACATGAATGAAGAAGGAAAACCCATTGACAACAAGCAACCCGTTCAGGCGGCCGAACCCAAAGAGGAAGGTGTCAATAAGCCTGTGGTTGCTGATCCTGTTAAGGCTTCTGTTTCTTGCGATCCTACACCTGTTCAAGCGTCTGAAGAAGGTATTCAAAAACGGCGTGAAGTTACCGCCGCCGAACTTGAACGGCAAGCGGAGATTTTTCGGGTGGCGGTTCCTGGTACTGAAGACCTTCAGGCCCAGGCTATTCGGGAAGGGTGGACGCCGGAAAAATTCGAGTTGACTATGCTTAAGTCAATGAAGCCCCAGTCTGCACCCGCGGCACAGACACACGCCCACGAAGAGGTCAACGCTAAAACGTGCGAAATTGTTGCGTTGCGTGCGTGCGGGCGTTTTTCAACGTCGGATGAAAAGGGGTATACCGACCAGGAACTGACTGCGGCTGATAAGTATGTGCGTTGCGGACTTCGCGACTACATTGAACTTTGTTGTGGTCGACAGCTTCCTAACGCCAGACGTGATACCCGTGAATGGCTTCAGGCGGCATTTTCTGCTACTAGTCTGCCCGGTATTTTGTCTAGCAACGCTAATAAGGTTCTTTTGCAGGGTTATGACGCGGTTGACGATTGTTGGCGTGACGTGTTTAAGGTTGGCGCGGTTTCGGACTTTAAGGTTCATACTCGATACCGTATGAACTCCGACTTTGTGTTTAAGAAGGTTCCGACCGGTGGCGAACTTACTCACGGCAAGATTTCGGAAGAAGCTTACACACAGAAAATTGATACTTGGGGTATCATGTTCAGCCTGACACGTCAAATGATTATTGACGATGATTTGGGCGCGTTGTTTGACATTCCGTTCCAGATTGGGCTTGGTGCAGGCCAAGCGATTAGTGACGCGATTTGGGGGCTTGTCTTGTCGAACCCGACGCTTGCAGACAATAAAGCTTACTTCCATGCCGACCACGAATCGCTGTTGGACAACAATCCGTTTAGTGTCGAAGGTCTTACTGCGGCGGAGGTTAAGTTCCGAACCAAGACGATGGCTAACGGGCGTCCGCTCCTGCTTCGTCCGGAAATCCTGCTTGTTCCGCCCGAGTTGCTGACGAAGGCTGAAATTATGATGACTTCGGCGTTTCTTAACGAAACGACTACAGCCAACAAGGGTGTTCCGAGCCGTAACCCGCACGAAGGCAAATATAAGGTTTATTGTTCGCCTTACCTGTCGAACACCGGCATTACCGGATATAGCACTACGGCTTATTATCTGCTTGCTAATCCGACCCGGATTCCGACGTTTGAAGTTGCGTTCTTGGGTGGTGTTGACCGGCCGACCGTTGAACAAGCGGAAGCGGACTTCAATACTCTTGGTGTCCAGTTCCGTGGCTATCTTGACTTCGGCGTGAAGGAACAAGACTACCGAGGTATCCTGAAGGTTGCAGGTACCACACCGTCCTCTGGTTCTTAATTTTTAAAAACATAACACAGAAGGAGTTTAAACTATGGCTGCTGCAAAGTTGATTCAAAAGGGGGACGCACTTAACTATACCAATAGTGGTTCGTCCGCTGTTACTGCCGGCTCAGTTGTTGTTACCGGCACATTTGTTGGCATTGTCCAAAATGACATTCCCGCAGGCGGTACAGGCTCTCTTGCGCTCACCGGTGTGTGGGAAATTGACAAGGGTACTGCCACGTTTACGCTTGGTGCCCCCGTTTATTGGGACGCGACAAACGGTTATGCCGCAGGGTCTGGCACCAACTACATGGGGCGCGCCTGGGCCGCAAACTCTTCCGCGTCGGCAGGACGGCTTCTTGTTCGTCTTGAACCGGGCGGGAACGCGGCGTATGCTAATGCCTAATTAGGTGTCAATTATGAATTTAATGGAATCAGGGTTGCGGTTTTTGGTTGAACAGCGGATAGCGACAAGTTCGGTTCCCGCAACATATCAGACTGCACGTCAAGATTACGATGTTAGGGCGGTTCCTTGTAAGTCTGCTAAACATCAAAATGAGAATGACGTGATGGACTTGACAATCGAAGCCAATACCCTTGATTTCATTATTCCTTCTACCGATTTGCCGGTAGACCCGCAACGTGGCGATTTGATTATTGCCAACGGAAAGGTTTATGAGGTCAACAATTATTCGGCGGGTTCGTCTGTCGGAACTGTTGCTTGGTTTTGGTGTGAAGGGTGTTATGAAGTTGCACGTCGTATACACACGAAATGTGTAGGGCTGGAAGATGAGTTTAGCGGTTGACATTGCGAAAGATGTTGCACACATTTTAACGGAACATGATTTTTCTGTTTCGTTTTCTGCAACGTTTGAGCCTATGCCACGAATGGACATTCAGGCAGTTACAAGCCTAGAAGTGTTTGTTTGTCCGGATGTTGTTACCAGAGACAGGAGCTCTCGTAATGTGTGGCAGTTGGAAACCGCGATTCAAATAGGCGTGTTAAAGCACGTTCGCGCCTTAAACAGGGTGAATGAGATAACTGCTTTAACAGGTTTAGTTGAAGAGATTGCAGATTTCATCGGAGACGCAAGACTTCCTAACGTTCCCACCGCCCAAGCGGTTAGGTTCCGTGAAACGCCGTTATATTTGTTTGACCATTTAAACGAGTTTTCGGTTTTTACTTCCGTGTTAAGTGTTGTATATTTAACAGGGAAGGTGCGTGTATGATAAGCTTTGGCAAGTTTAAAAAGATTTCGTTACCGAAAAGTAACGTAATGCCGAAACCGCCCAACATTGAAGTTGGGTTCGTTATTAAGGACTGGTTTTTCAGTTCTGATAACGTTCGGAAACGGTTGGACGGGCCTATCATTGAATCGCTGCGTAAGTTTGGCGCGTATACGCGCACGACCGCGCGTCGTTCAATGAAAACGGTTGCGGCGCATCGTGTTGGAACCAAAGGTTATTATTCTAAACCATTTTCTCCGCCGCACGCACACGCACGTGAAGGGACAGGCGGATTAAAATATGGCCCGTTCAACATTCTGTACGGATACAACCCGATTACACAGTCTGTTGTTATTGGGCCGCGCAAGAAACCGTCGCGAACAGACTATGTTCCGATGATTCTTGAATATGGCGGTAACGTTGCAATGCAACCTAACCCGCGACGTAAGGTTCGCAAGATTGGCGATTATGGTGCCATCAGTTATTCCAGGGACTACAAAACACGTGGCCGTAAAGGTGTTCGTGGTGTTCGTGGACTAGATGGTAAACTGTATTTTGTCCAGTTTGCGAAACTGAAGTCGCGGAAAATGTTGAATAAATGTAGTCGCATAGAAAGTGAAATTTGGGGTGGCCTGTTAATGTATGCGGGAAAAATTGCGCCTCGACCGTATATGCGACCTGCATTTCAAAAGGCGTTGGCAATGTGGCCGCGGTTTTGGGCAGATGCTAACAAGAAAACCTACTTTACCGGCGGTTAATGTTCCGGGAGAAAGGATTGTTTTATGAGTACGCAAAATGTTTATCTCGGCATGAACGCCGTGATTCGTGTTGACGGCCAAACGTTTGGAAACGTTCGTGATGTTACTTTGAATCTTTCACGGTCTAGTGCTGACGTTACCACACGTAGTAACGATGGATGGCGCGCCCAAGTTGGCACGCTTCGTGAAGGTTCCGTGTCGTTCCAGATGTATAAGTTTGAAGGCGACGATAATGAGGACAAGGTCATTAACGCTTTCCTTGCGGCAGGCGAAGGGTCGCTGATTGGTGCGGCAATTCTGGATTCAGTTGAGGGTGACGGCCCGTGCGGCTTGTGGTCTGTTACTTCGTGCAACCGAGGTGAAGCCCTTGAAGAGGCTGTTTCGTATGATGTTGAGCTTCAGCTGACGAAGTTTTACGGATGGATTGTTGGCGGTGTCGCACCTGGTGGCTCCGACTACTCCGCTGAAATTGGTGTTATCATTGGCTCGTGGGGCTAGTGGTTTTTCTAGAAAGTTAAGAGGGCAAGTTTTTATGGGTATTTATACAGACGCAAACGGCAAACAATGGGAGTTTTCCGTTAATTACGGTTTAATTTTGTTTTTGAAAAGTTCGTTGAACATTGACCTGTTGGAGCCCTACACTAACGGGAATACAACGTTGCAAGATGTTCTTACTAACCGTTATAAGATGTTGGAGCTTCTTTTTCAAACGGTGAAGTACAGTAACAAAGCCGCGAAAGATGACGATATCTGGAACTCGTTTTCAGGTGATTGTGTCGTTAAAGCGCAGGAGGCGTTATTTAACGACTGGGCGGATTTTTCCCAAGCGAGCGGACGTCCGGACACGGCGGCCGCAATCAGGAAAGCCCAGGAACTTCTTCAGGCGGGAATCAGGGCGGCGGAACTGGAGATCGAAGCAATAGACTCAACCGAGGCTATCAAGAGGATTTCCCAAGACGCGAAGAAAGAGTTACAAACCCTCATGAACTCGTCTGGAAACTTGCCGGCAGAGTAGGTGTTGACCCGCGACCGTTCACGTTACGTCAGCTTGTATGGATGTGTGAAGCGCAACGTGAGCGCGACTGGGAAACCGTGTCGCATTTAATGGCCTTGTTAGCGAACATTAACAGGTCAAAGAAGGGTAAACCGTTTACTGCTGACCAGTTTAACCCGACAGTAACATATCGAACTCAACAACGAAAGGTCTTACCGTATTCCAGAGAGACAATGGAAATGGCAAAGACCTTTTTTAATGCGTTAGGAAAAAAGTAAATGGGGTTGCAACAAGATATTAAGGCGGCAAAAGCGTGGGTTGAACTTACCTTAAATGACAGCAAATTTTCCCGCGGTCTTGCGCGTGCAGAAAACGAGCTTCGTGCGTTCGCTAACCGAATGACGTCGATTGGTATGTCAGGGTTTGGTATTAGTGCGGCTGCGTTGGCACCGATAGGACTTGCTGTCAGACAGTTTGCTAAACTTGACGATACGTTACGGCTTGTTCGTGCGGTAACATCTGCGACCCGCGTTGAGTTTGAAGCGTTGTCAAAGAAAGCGCGATATATTGGCCGCACAACGTCGTTTACGTCGCAAGAGGTAGCAGACGCAATGGCAACGCTGGGCCGCGCGGGCTTTAACCCCAAACAGGTTGACCTGATGATTTCGCACGTAATGAACTTGTCGCGTGCGACACAAACTAACATAGCAACGTCCGCTGAAATTATCGGTAGCACATTGCGACAGTTTGGAATGTCGGCTGAAGAGACGGTTCGTATTGTTGACGTGTTGACCGCGGCGGCTAACAGTTCATCACAAACCCTTGAAGACATTGCTGTTTCATTTAAGTATGCCGCACCCGTTGCGAAAGAGTTTGGGATGGAGATTGAAGAGGCGGCGTATTATGTTGGCATTCTTGCCAACCAGGGATTACGCGGCGAAATGGCCGGTACTTCGTTGCGTAACATTTTAGCGCGTCTTGGCGGTTCCAACATTCGTAAACAGTTTGAAGAGGTGCTAGGCATTCCTTTGCACATGGCAGACGGTCAAATCAAAGGTATGAAACAAATCTTTGATGAGGCTAACGCTGAAATGGAAAGGTTGGGTTGGGACGCTTACAAACGGCAAGACTGGTTGCACAAAACGTTTGGGTTGCGTTCAATGGCAGGTGGTGCAAAACTTACATCTGTTGGTGAGCAATATACTTACTTATTAAAGATTCTTGAAAATAGTGCAGGCACGGCTGAACGAACCGCAAAACAAATGGACGAAGGTATTGGTGGTGCAATTCGTATCACATTGTCGGCTATTGAAGAGTTGAGTAACGTTATTGCAGAAGCGGTATCAGGCAAACTGCGTGATCTTGGATTATGGATACAGGGTGTTGCAGACAAGTTGGCCATTTTGTTTACTTATAACAAAGATGTTGTTTGGCAATATACAAAATGGTTTGGCATTATTGCCGCGGGTTCAGTTGCGTTAATTGCGTTTGGTGCTGTGTTACGGTCTGTCGGTGCGATTGTTGGCCTTTTTGCACTGACATTTAAAGGGTTACTTCCTCTTTATGCCGGGTTTGCTATTGTGTTAAAGGGTGCAATGGCGAGGGTTGCGGGTTTCACGGCTTCAATGCTTTTAGCGCGTGGCGCAAGCATTGGTTTTGCCCAAGCCGCGGGAACAGCCACGGCGTCGTTGTTGCCGTTAATGGGTGTTCTTGGTGCGATTGGACTGGCTGTTGGTGGCGCGTACTTAATATTCAAGAAGCTTACGGCACAAGACTTGAGTTTTAGAGCGTTAGAAGATGCGCGTCAATACAAGGCGGGGTTTGGTGAAGATGAAAAGATGTTGACTCGTCTTGTTGAAATAAAAAGGTTACATTCAAAAACAAACGAAGAGTTAGAAGAAGCGCGTAACATTATTTCTGACTTACAGTCAAAGTATGGTGATCTTGGACTGTCTGTTAATAGTGCAACACGTGAAGTTGAAGGACTTGTCGACGAAACTAAAAAACTTGAAGAGCTTAGGCTTAAACAATCAAAGGGGTTGTACAGAAAAAATGAAGAAGCGATTAAAGAGCAAGAAAAAAACATGATGGTTTTGGCACGCAAATGGGCTTGGGAGGCTGGTAATTACAATCTAGGGACTGAAAGTTTTAAAGTTGATGTAACGGAGATGGTTAGGTCTTATGGGGAAGGTGTTTTTTTGCGCGAAGACTGGAAAAGGTTGTATGAAAAAACCTATGGTGAATCAATAGAAAAAAAGGACTACAGAGATCCCAAACGGTTTTATATGCCTGCTACAGACTGGGGCAGCTTGGACCACCCCATTTCTTTTCAGGGTCTTGGTGGAAAGTTTTATATAATTCCCTATAAGGCTGGTACACAAAGAGATAAGAGTGCGCAAAAACTTTCAGGCATTGCAAAGAAATATCAAGAGGCCGACCAAACTTTGTTTGATTTAAGGGGCGAACAAAGAGTGCTCGCATATCAAAAAACACCATTTACAAAGGGTGATTTACAGTCGGTTACTTATACTTTTCCGACTGAAGGGTACCAGGAAAAAATTAAGCCTGAATCTAAAAACGAGTTTCTTGCAAACCTTGTTAAACGTGGTGGTGCCGCACCAACAGCAAAAGAGTTTGACGCTTGGCGGTGGAATTTAATAAACGCAATGGGTGCTGTTGAAAGCGATAAGGCAGGAAATGCTGCGCTTCTTGAACAAGCAGAACTTATGTTGGAAAGGGCGTATCCGCAAATATTTACCAAGCAAGGTGGGTTTGTAAAGACGGACAATTTAAGAATGGGAGTGTTTGGAACCGCCGGACAGTTTGGACAAACTCGTATAGGTGGTAGCAATTACACCAGCGTTGAAGCGTTTCAGTCTGATGTAGAGCAGTTTCGCGCTTATCTGATGGAACATTTAGATGAGGGTAGCGAAGTTGAACAGCAACATCGGCGTGTAATGTTGAGACGATTACAAGAGTTTAACGACGCTTATTCGCAGGCAATTATGTCGGGAACCAGTTTAAGGTTTGATTTTTCCGCGTGGAGCGATCTTGCGTCATACGAGGCCACGTCAATTATTAAAAACCAGTTAAAACAGATGCGCGAACAGCGGGACGAGGCAATTAAAAAGGTTTTTGGTAGTTACGAAGAGATTGAAGAAGGTGGCAGGACAGCGTTTAAGGTTATTGTTGGGTTTGACGAAGAGGGGGAGAAGAAGTACTACAAAGGTGGGCAAGCATTGTCTCGTGCCGAAATGGAAGCGGTGTTAGGTGAAATGGCTAAACCTGTTGAACAAGCATATCAGGAACAATCTAAACAGCTTAGTCTTATTGGAAACGTGTTAACCGCCCAGGCGGGGGCCGACCTGTATTCACGTGAATCTGAAATGTTACGTAAAGAGGCGCGGGACGCGAACAAGTATCTTGCAGACATTTTAAGGATAATTGAAAAAGATTATCAGCGACGTAAAGAGGAGCTGTTTGAACGGTATGGTGCAAGTAATGAATACACCAAGTCTGCAAGAGGGCTTCAAGACGACAGGAAAGAGGCTTTGCAGGCAGTTGACGACGCAGTAAAAACCGCAAAGGAAAGTTCATTAGAGTTTATTAACGGGCTTCCTCTGGAAGAGTGGCGTACGCAGGAATACAAAAATATTAACACGGCCTTTGACGACTTGGAAGGAAGGTTAGAGTTTAAGTATGGTTTAGCACCGTTTGACGAAAAGTTTAACCGTAATCCAAGAACTGACGAAGAGTTTTTGTATCGTGAAAAGTATGGTTTAACGTATTATGACGCGGTTAATACTCAATTACAAATGCAGATTGGCGACCTGGTAGCGGAACGTGGGCTGTATCAGCAAGCAGGGAAAGACCAGTTTGTTAAAGAGACGGACGCAAAAATTGCAAGGATTCAAGAGCGACAGCTCAAAAATGCGTACGACAAGGCGACTAACGTTTGGGACAATTATGCGAACATTTTTAATCGAAGTAAGGGTGTTGCAGAGCAATTGCGACAAGAGATAGATGCTCGAAAACAAACTCTCGAGCGCAACCGTGGGTGGCTTACAGAAGAACAGATAAACCAGGCTGAAGCTTATATTCAGCAGTTGATTTGGTCTTACGGTCAAGTGATGGACAGGTACGCTACGTCAAAGTTTGGTCTTGAAGATAGTGAGCGAACAATCCGTGCTTATGAACGAGTAGAGAAGCTTAACAACGTTTCACAAAAATCTTTGTTAAACATTGAACGCAGTTTTTCGTCTGCCGGGACGTTTGATGCATATAGCGCGTCTGGTGTGGCTACACCTACGTTTGTAACTGAACTTAAAGAGCAGACATCGTTGCTTGGCTCTATTGACGATTTACTTGCACGTATGGCACAGGGAGAGTTTATCTAATGAGACGTAGAACGTTTGCAGACGTTTTTCAGCCGGGGATGGGGTTAGAGTCCCCACAGTTTGAAATTAACTACAACGTTGACCCGCGTGGCGGTAACGCCTCTTCGTCTGCTTCAATAAACTTTAAGGTTTGTTATGAACCGTACGAGTTTAGCAATCCTACACCGGAAGATATGCGTAACGTGAAGCTTCTTGCGTATCAGATACTTGAAGACACCGGCCATATGTATTTGCCGCTATTTGACGATGACGAAGAATCGTCGTTAAAGTTACAGTCAGTTTCTGTTAAGCCGGTTGAAGGCACTAATATTTGGGACGTTGAATGCCAATACTCTGACGCTGGCATGCACAATGACGAAGCGATGGAACTGAACCTGAAGAACTTTCAGTTTTCAACGCAGGGACACGAATCTCACATTTCAAGGTCATTGGACACCGTTGGTTCGGTTGACATTTGGGGTGGGGAAGGGTACAACTTCTTTGGTAACATTGGCTGGGATGACGGCGAAATTGCAGGTGTAGACGTTAAACGACCGCATATGGTGTTCTCGCGTGATGTTTGGATACTCAGCGTCAATATGGACTTTGTCATTATGCGGAACCTAGCAGAGTTTACCGGTAGCGTCAACGCAGATATGTTTTACGGGTTTTATCCCGGAACAGTATTGTTTACAGGCGTGTCGCAAGGCCAGCGCGCAAGTTTAAAGTGGGGCGACAAGAACTCGTTGTATTGGCAAATTACGTTAGCATTTGAGGTTTCGCCGAACGCATATGTTCCGTTTGGTGGCAAATACATATATAAGCGTGGCTGGGACTATTTGTGGTACTTAAACCATAAAGTGGTAGTAACTCCGGACGAAACCAGCCCGGACGAACCGGAGAATCCGGAAAACCCGCCCGAAGGCGGAGACCCGGAGAACCCTGGTGACCCGCCACCTGAAGGTGGAGACCCGGAGAACCCTGAAACGAACCCCGTCTATACCGCGGAAGCGAAGAAGCTGATTGTTCGTGTTCCGGTTCAGGCAACCGTTGAACAGGTTTATCCGTATCGTGAGTTTTGCACGTTTTTTGGGTTCGGTCATTCTAGCTCGATGACCAACGGGGAGAACTTCTTCAATGGCTGACCGAATTAGACGTGTTGACCTTAACAAGGTTTTACGTGACTATAAGACCGGCAGGTTTTTCAATCGGACTGAAAAGCTTGCAATGGGGTTTCAGCAATTAAGAAAGACGTACATTAGAAACTTGTCTATTGATACGTTGAACGTTGGCGAGGTTGTGCCAATTACGGGCATAGAATCTTATTCACCGTCGTTTAACGAGCTTATGCAAGAGTATTTGAGTGTTGGCTATATACTTATGTATAATCCACAATACGACAATCCTCAAACTTTAATTGGGTTTTGTTTAGAACCAATTCCTGTTTCAGCGGTTGGAGAATGTTTTGTGCCAAACTTGACCCCGGCAATATTTGACAGGATAGAAGGTGAACATACGTTAGCGACACGTGTTCCAACTGGCGAGTTTGTTGCAGGTAACACAGGTGAATATTATGTTATTGGGTTTTCTAACGAAGACGAAGACAAAAAACGGTTTGGTTATGTGTCCTTGTTAGGAACAGGCACAGGCGGTGGCGGCCATTTGGTTGGGCAGGTTTGGGGTAGTCCGATTAGTTTTAATGTTCCAGGAACGGTTCGTGTTTTACAAAGCGGGGAAGAACCACAGGTTTTTGAAAACATAAGATGTCCATTGTTGCGCGACAACGACATTAGTTTGATTGCCGGCACAAAGGTTATTATTTCTCAAAACCAGGCAACCAAGAAATGGGAAATAATTGAAGCGCAATGCCCGGTTGGGGGATACGCGTAATGGTTAGTAGGTTTGCGTTTACACCTGGTTGTTGTTGCGAAGGTGCGTACCCGTGTTTGCCGCCGTGTCAGGTGATATATAAAGGGCACAATAATTTAAACTATCATCTTCGAGATAACTTCCCGGAAGATTTTACAGAAGAGTGGTTTTGGGGGAACGACTATTCTTTTATTATTTTTAACACAATCGGTACGTTTGACAAGTTTCCTGGTGGATGTGTTTACTTTGATATTGAAAATAATGGTGGAAACAAGCGTCAAGCCCGGCCACGCCAAACGTATAGCGATGGCAATAGCAACAGGTTAATTGCGACTTTGAATTATGAAGATGGTTTTGCCCCAGCAATTTACTATCTCAATGTGCCATTGCCAACCGCAATAAACCGTGTTGTTAGATTGTCATACGACAATCGGTGGCACAACTTGGTGCAGAAAGATTGGGGCAAATATTGGGACGTGTGTTATGACGACCGCCCCATTCCGTTTAGATATGATGTTTTATATTGTCTACCATTTAACGAACCAATTAACTTTGCGTCAAACGGGGTTGCGTGGCAACCGGTTCAGCTGACCGACCTGGAAGATGGTGAAGATGAGAAGGTTTACTATAAAACGTTAGAAGAGTGTACTTGGTATCCTGACGAATGTTATGCAGGAACAGGCCCGGGAACACCATATATCAACGCCAACGAAATACCAGCGTTCATTGACGGGATTGACCCAACCACTAAACGTCCTGGACTAGATTTTATAGACGTAAGGCTTTGGGGGTGGGGAAGCGTTGGTTGTGATTACCCTCTTCCGTTCGGTGACTACTACCACTACAACGAGCTAGTAAAACAAACAATTCGCATTAGTTTTGATAAAAGGGTTAACCCCGGTTCACCAGATGAACCAGATTCGATGGTTGTTATTTCCGGCGACTTTGCAACTAGGGACTATGAGGTTACAAAAAACAATTTTAACCCAGACACGTTTAATACTGCTGGCGGTGATGACCATCCAATACTACTGTTAAGCAATTCAATTTTTCATGACATTTATAAGCGCGAAGAAGACAACAGCGTTACCGAATCGCAGGTCATCTTTGGGACAGCAGATGTTGACAACAGTAGTAATCCACCGGACACTACCGGTGATTCCGCAACAATCCCGACCAACTGGTTTTTGGTTGATAAGTATCGCGCACCATGCTGGGAACTTCATTCTGGTGATGGCGTTGAGCCTGACAGCGTGAATGACAACGACGTTCGGTTTCACGGTGCATACTGGATGTTTGCAGACTATTCCCCCTGCGGCGGGCCGTTGCTTGGTGACGAAGGCTCTGATTACGAAGTTACTTCCGGTAAACTGTGGAACGTTCCGGTTGCAGAATATGATGTAACATTCCCCGACCCGCCAGAGTTTGTGTATAAATATTGGGACAGCATAACCGGGTACGCGCCATTAAACAGGTTGGAAATTAGCTGGTCTAAATCGTCTGACCAACTTGGCGTTGACGTTTTAAGAAAAAAATATGTAACCGATCAGCTAGAAAAGAAAAATTATCCCGCCGAGGATGAAACAGAGCCAGAATATTGGGATAGGGTTTATACAGGCGTTTCATTTAGTGATTGGCAGTATCATACGTTCGATGGAAACTTCCAGGGCAACACGTGGCCTACTTTTTTGCACGTCCCTGAAGATAGACAATTGCACAAAATTGTTTGGAAAACGTTTTACAACAAACTTGAATTTGTTAGTGAAGACCAGCAAGGCAACAAGAGGATTGCGGCACAAGGCTTGGGGATAATGGCCCGTCTTGACCACAACAAAAATGCTGACTGGTATTCTTTACGTCCAGGGTTTCCACCGTGGTACAGGTTTATTCACGGTATTGAAGCCGCGTATCCATACTCTGTCAAAGGTGTAGAATATCCAATGTGTGGAGATTATGGAGAGGAAGGTTTTGGGCCTGACTGGAGTATTGACGACTACAATAAATGTATAAAATCCGTGAACGGCACAGG